TGTAACTGCAAAATCAATATCCATCCACGTTTTGATAAACCAATGTTTCCCTTCGTGCATGTGATGCTCTTGGTCTTCAACCACGATGAGTGCGTGAGTCTGTTCGTCAAGACGTATTTCTCGCGGTGTTGCTCCGGCTATATTGCCTTGCATAACGTAAGCCATAAGGACTCCTTTGATTTACTACATATATATAGTAGCAAATCGATTTGGTACAACATCTTTGTAGTAAATGAAAAAAAGGGGAGTCAGTGACTATCCCATAAGGAAGGACTGTCAAGACTCCCCTTTGGGGTGTAAAGATTAAGCACTCCGTTTAGGGAGCAAGGTCATAGTCGGTGATCGGTTTGAACATCAACTCAGTCGGGCTGAGAGAATGACCAATAACCTGAACCATGTCGTTCTGAGTGGCCGGTACAAAAGCAGCGGCAGCCGGTTTCCCAGAGTCACCACAATAGACCAGACCAGCATCGGTTCCACCAGCTAACACGGCAGCACCCCATGCACCATTGGTAAAGGTCTCTGTCATCGGAAACGAGTTCGGCGCTATACCAGCATTGACAGCGATGAACGCCAGAATGTCAGTGGCCCAATCAGTTTCAATCCGTACCATCGGATCGGTGGTGTGGGCAGCCAACGCAGTGTTCACAGCAGCCTTCGTAAAGGCAGCTTTAAAATGCGCCAGAGACGTACTGGCAGGAACCAGCACGAAGGTTGAGCCAGCGACGACACCATCATCAGAGATGTCATTACCGTAAACAGCAGTGTTGATCGTGATGGTCTGAGCATCCACAGTCACATCGCCCACGTCCAATTCCTGACGACCCTTAGAACACATGTATTCCGTGGTCAACCAAGAGTTATACTTCATGTAGCCTTCAAACAGCGCCAACGAATACAGGCCATTGGCTCCACCTTCCAACATGATCGCTGTCGCTGGGCCTTTGATTGCGGCCTGAGTCGGGTCAGCAAGCATGAACTCCTGAGCAGCACTCTGCGGATACACAAGGTCTCCGGCAACAACAGTTTCGCCCAGTTTGATTTGACCAACCATACCGGAATACAGAATGTCCGGGGTCAGGATACCAATCGTTCCGGTTCCGTAAGTTCTGCCCGTCCACATTTTTCCGTTGGCTTTAAAATACATTCCACCAAGTATCATACTCATAATATTATCTCCTTACTTTCATTCGTTTTACGCAATCACATCATGATCGATTACGGGGTTAAAGAAAATGGATCGCGGCGTGAGAGCCGTACCCAAAACCACGATAACATCAGACGATGTATCGGGCGCGGTTAACGTGAAGAGACCAGTGGTTGCACCCTCTTCAAGATAGATGTTTCCAGTTCCGGCACCTGATTGAAACACGGTGCTGGTAAACGCGAGGTTCGCTCCGGTGGTCTTCGTGGTGACTGCCAGATTGCCATGCGCTCCGGCTTCTGCAAACGAGATAACCAGATCATCGCTATTCCAGGCAGTCGTGATTTCGATTTCAGGATTTGCTTTCGCAAGGACAGCATCAAACGCCAACTGAAAGACACCCTTCGTGCCATCAGAACAGGCAACTTCAAAGAGCTTACCTACAGCGGCAGCAGCAATCATCGTAGCGGTTCGAGTGATGCCAGCTTCGGCAACATTCATCGCATAGACAGAACCATTGATATTGATTTCATCGTTGTTCGATATCGTGCCATCAGCGGTGATCGTGGTGGTGGCTTTAACTGCACCCAAGATAGGCGCGGTGGCCCACGGCTTGTAATCCACATGACCATTGAGCATTGCCAGCACATAGCCAGCGCCAGTACGGGCTTCCAGACACATCATAACTCCCGGGGCGATAACTCCACCAACGGTAGCAAGACATCTCATCCAAGCTTGCGAAGCGCTTATGGGCTGAACGATAGAACCAATCAGGACGGTCTCACCGACATAAATTCTTCCAACCATGCCGGAGTAACGTAAAGGATACCCACTGGTTTTCCGTAGGTTCCCATTGGCGACAAAAGAAAGATCATTTGCATATAACATAATAAAGTCTCCCGTATTCACTCATTAAACTAAAAAAAGGGGATGCCCGAAAGCACCCCCGTTGTTAACATTCACTGGTATTAAGCAGTGTCGAGCATGGTCGCACAAGATTCCGGGCGCAGATATCCGTGACCCATGGCATACTTCGCCACAAGCAACGTACCCTGCCGTCTGATATCGTACTCAGACTCAATCGCCAGATCAAGCAGCTTGACCGTTGCAACTGCGTCAACGCCGAAGCACAGACCGTCAATCAGAAGTGAATTGATGGCATGAAAGTCCTCGCCGGAGTAGTCAGCTTGCGGCAGCATCGGGGTTCCGATCAGATCAATTCCACCAATCCGAATCAGAGTTCCGTCAGCATACGAACCTTGACCATTATAGTCGCGGTTGATCGCTGAGAAGCCACTGGACTGAACAGTTCGCAGAAGGTTGTTATAGACTGCCGGTTTGATGACCAAGAACCGTTCCTTCGGCACGAACTTATTGTCGAAGTTCTCGGCGGTCTCAAAGATTGCATCTTCCCATGCGGTAAACATGGTGGCAGCGGTGCCATGATCGAAGTTGGCATCAGTGGTTTGATACCCACCATCGAGCGTAGAGACGGTTGCCGAAGCAGCCGCGCCTAACATGGCTTCACGCATAACGTGATTGTCGAAAGTTTCGGCCAGCTTGCGGCCCTGCATGTCGGTGTACTGCGAACGTACATCAAAATGCGTCAGGACTTCATCCAGATTGTCGATGAAGATATGGCTGATCAGAAGACGATCAATCGCGATTACTCGCTCACCATGCAAGATGTCCTGGCCCAAAATCTCTGCGCCGGGAGTATGGTACTCAGCGTCAGGCATCCGGCCAATGACCGGGAACTGTGCGCTTTTTCCAGATTTGATGGTACGAACATTGTGCTTGTCCAGCATGACCGTGTGTTTCTCGAAAGCAGTGACAACTTCGCCAGCATAAACTTTAAGCTGCAAGGCTCTCTCTTCCGCGAGGGTTGAGGGAGTCGAGTCGTTGTCAGAGCCTAACCAAGTGTTATTAGCAGCACTCATAATTAGTTCTCCTTTAAGATTTATTTTGAATTACATTGATAGAATAGATTACAATTCCGTCTCCGTGGTATTCCATCTTAAAGGTGTCCATCAGTTAATATGTCTCAACATATCTTTGTCAGGGCTTCAGGGGAAAGGAGTGGGGAGCTATGTCACGCTTTGAGTTCAAATGTTATCATGCGCCTAACTCCCCACAAGAGGAGAGGAGAGGACAATCCTGAAGGATCATCCGAAAAGAAGTGAGACAGACAACGGGCTTTCCCGGTTCTCCCGGGTGCCACACGACTTGCGCTTCAATCCCGGTAGCTGGCCGGGAAGGGTCTCAAAGAGGGTGCAGCCTGTTGAATGGAGAAGGTCGGCTGCGAACCGATAGGATAAGCAAAAGGTCATCTGATTTCAGCACAGATATCTTACCAATATCGCCAAGCAGATACCGAACCTTTGCTTCAGAGTTTATATACTTCCAAGCCGTAATTTCTCTTTCACTTCGGCTCGGAAAGCGGCTGACTTTTTATACTCAGGATTCCTTTGGTCAGCCTTGAATTGATCCAAATGGGTATATCCGGTTATGCCAGTGGGCGCATTCGGATTCGTAGGTTCAATTCGTCTACCTGGGGCAGTCCGTTTACCGGCAGCCGTGAAGGCAGTCTTCAACGTCGTAACTGCACGTTGCATTTTTACCATATCGCCAGAGTTCAATTCATCATTGAACAGAGTGACATCTGCTTCAGCCATTCCACCATCCTCAGCAGCCCACTCAGTCATTTGAAAGAAGGACTCTTTGCCGCCAGCAATGCTGAACAGCGCATCTCTCTGAGCAGCAATGCCACTCATATAGGTGTCGACCATGGGTTTCTCAAAGCCAGCTTCCGCAAGCTTGCCATAAGATGCGTCAGACAACTTACCGGATTCATTGAACTCACCCACGTATGTCTCCATGTCTTCATTGAGAGCGTTGTCTGCATTGGCATTGTTGTCCGTTTGGGCATCAGCAGCCGCCTGGGCATCAGCATCAGCTTTGATTTTGGCAGCGTCAGCAAGCTTCTGTGCTTCAGTTCGAGTGTCAGCATCAGCAGCCGCTTTGTCGGCAGCAGCTTTGTCAGCAATAACTTTCTCAGCAGCAGCCTTCTCTTCGGGAGTTTGTTGATCATTTGACGCATTTGATGAGTCACTAAGATCACCAGTGAGTTGTTTAAAAGCATCCTCAACCTTGTCACCGTGTTTCTTATGATAGGCAGAAAGGATAGCTTTATCAAACTCTTCCTTGGTTTTATACTTCCCGGCGAATAGATCACCACCTTGATTGCTTGCCGTGTTGGTTCCTTCTTCAGCCTTTTTGATCATGGCTGCTTCATGGGCCAACTCTTCCGGGGTCTTTACGTCACCGTCAGTCGGTTTTATGTCGACATTGGTGGCATGATTATTCTGATTTACCGTTGTCTGATTGTTTGGATCATCAGGAATGAACGGTACGGTTTTAACTGCTCCTTCGGTCATTGATTCTCTCCTCTCAATGGTTTAAGATTATTTAGATAGCTGCTTGTTGATTTTCTCAAGCTGCTGCTTCCGTTTTTGTTTGGCACCGATAGCCAGCCCAATGTTAACCGGGACAGGCTTTTTCTTTTTCTTCTTTATGTTCAGTGCTTTAAACACTTTGCTCTTTATCGTTTTCCACATGGTTATTGTCCTTGAGGTTGAGGTTGCGTGGCACCTTGAGCGCCACCCTGAGGCATCTGAGCCGCAACGGCCTGGGCCAACTGCGGAGCTATCTTCTCAATCAGAGCAGCTTGCTCTCTGCCTTCCATCATCTTATTCACTGCTTCGGCAGGAGTAACTAATCCTGTCTTATCAATGCCTAAGGCAACGCAGACTCTTGCAATATACTCGTCCATTTGTATCCACGTCTGGACGGTCTCTGCACCTAACGGTGACAAGAAGTCCATGAGGCCACTCAATTTCTGCAAGTCATGACCACGGCCTAATGCTTCAAAGCCGGTGACCACAGAAGGACTGACCTGTTTAGGTAAGGCCGGTAACTGTGCAATGATTCGGACAGCCAGAGGATATTGAAGCTCCTGGCTTAACACTGAGTAGACACCCCCCAGGGCATCCTCAAGGTCTTGCGCCATAAGTCGCAACTCAGTCGCAGTTACTCTCTCAGCGTCTCTCCTAATCGAATCGGTCAGCAGAAATGCGTTAGCTAACCGGCGTTCTATACGTTGGGACTCTTCGAGAGCCACTTTGAAATCAGCGAATTTCTCCAACTGTAACACGGTGATATCATCTTTGTTTCCAGTAACGAAACCACCATTGACACACTTCTTGAGATCATCGATATTGGTAACGCCATTGGAGCCAACAAGAAAGATGATCTTAGCCATCGCTGCTGCACCTTCAAGGATATGCTGCGATAAGCCATCCAGTGAGATAAAGTCTCCAAGATATTCTTCAACGTGTCCACGCCCATAATTCTCACCCTCAGTAAGCGCCCATGTGAGGGGAAGGAATGGAAAATGGTTTGGCTTGTAATCCCCTTCAGTACCAGGAACAACTTGCCCGAAGATTTCTTGAAAGACACTCCACACTTCGCCGTTGAATTTACAATAGGTAAAGAGTTCAATATTATCTTCATCGTAAGCCTTCTTCCCTTCCGTATCCGGTTCCGGTCTATTCACGTCTTCCGGTACTTCTTCAATGGAGATTTTCTCTTTCAATATGATTTCAAGAGGTTGACTCGAGGGAGACCGCCGGATAACATAATGATCTACACGGTGAACCTTAAGTCGACCTTCAACCGGCTTGCCGCTTACAACCGGGGTCTCAATCATAGCGTTCCCCGTAGCCAGTAGCAGCCGAAGTACTTTAAACATTTGGACTCGATAGGCATTTCTCTCGATCAGCTTCACGCCCATTGCTTCATGGATTGCCAGCTTCTCTTCGATCTGAGTCTTGAACTTGTCATTGCCTAAGGTGTCCTTAAGTTCCTGAATTACCTCAGGGTCAACATCAAGACGATAGAAAGGTGAACCGGCTGGCAGCAGCGTAAGCAGGAGCTTGGCTGATAGATTGTTTATGGCTCTGGCACCTAAACCTTGATATGGAGTCAACAGTTCGTCGGTCTCCTTGTGGTCCTTAGGCGGCAACAGAGAAGGGATGGTTAACGCTGAACATCTCCGACATCGCGTCAGAAGAGTCGTGCGAAGTGCATCCAGTTTCATAAATCGTTTCTGTGCTATTGCCATGATTCATCTCCTTAAGTGGGTATGCCTAATCCAGTTGCGGCTCCGTTGCCAAAGTTTACAGCAAGACCTGAGGCTCCTCTTCGTAGAGTGGCTCGAGTCTTCCGGCCTCGGGTACGCTCTCTGGAAATTTGCATAGAAGCAAAACGCTCTCGATACTTTACTCGCTTCTGTGATTGAGCTATATTTTCTTGAAGGTTTGCTTGCACATTGTACTTGGCTTGCCATTGAGACAGGCTTTGAGTTGCCAGAGTTTCAAACTGCTCTGCCCGTTGGCCTCTTGTTTCATAAGCTTTTTTCGCCTGAGCAAATTCGCCAGGGCCGCCATATTCCTTTTCTTTCTTAAGCGTCAGTCCTCGAGTCGCAGCGGCTTTCTGTTTTAGCTGATAGCCTTCATAAAGCAGTTTGTCCTCAGTAGGTAGACGCTTTAAGCCAAACTCTCTGGCTCGTTCAGAAACCGCAGCATAATTTTTCTCAAAGGTTTTTCCCCAATCCTCGCCGGAGAGTTCGCCACGTAGCCGAATGTCTTTAGCAGATGTCTGTCTCTGTCCTTGACGTACTCCACGGTCTACGGTGTAGGCTGACCAGTCGATTTTAATGTGCCGAAATGAAAGCTGTTTAGGCGCTTTAACACTCTCGCCACCACCAGTTTTCTTGGCTTTTCCTCGTTCACGTTGTTGTTGACTTTTGGTCTTTTGGCTTGGCGCTCTTCCTTCACTGAATGAGCCGCCGGGACCAGGAGCATCCCCACGTCCACCTGGGCGACCACTACCGGGACTATCAAAACCCCCGAAGCCTTCGGTTCCTGAAGTTCCTAATGCCATGATTATGCTCCTTTGAGAACCTTGTTCTCAGTATGTTGTATTTTTGCTATCAGGGTATTGACCACCCGTCTCTCACCGGCTTTCATCCAGACTTCCCTTTCCGTATCGTCAGGATTCGGGCATTTGTCAGGGTATAATGTATTTAGCCAGTGGATTAATGCGTCAGTATCCTGAAGTGGAATGACGGAATAATTGATTGCCATTTGAGCGTCTCCTCTCTGTTAACTTGATGTTATACTTTCAGCCTCTTGTACTAAACGTAACGGCATTCAATAAAGTGAAAAAATAGAGACACTTACGCATCCCTATTTAATGTGGAATCTCATAGACTATGAGACGTTTTTCAGCCTCATTCGTCGCAGTTCTCAGGCTCCTTAATGTATTCAAGTTGTTGTCCTTTGATATGGGTTATGATCACGGCAGCCTTCTGTATTGCTCTCATAGCGGCTGTCAGGTGACGCTCTGCGGCCATTAGTTTATGTTCAGTCGTCATTCATTGGTACTCCTAAAAGTTTGAGGGCAACGGGCCAGTTGCAGACCGCTTATATGCCCCCCGATTGGGTTGGGGGGAGCCGGTAGCCTGACCAGTGGTAACTATGATCTGGCTTATCCCCAAACCACCAACTCCCCGTCACTTTATTTCTTGGCTTTCGTGCCACCGTCATCTTTTGCCTTAGAGTTCGGCACGTTAACCTTACCAGCGTTGGCATCAGCAATGCGTTTCTTCAGCGCCGATTCTTTCTCAGCGTATTCGATCGCATCCTTCTCAGCCTGGATTGCTTCAGCTTCGAGCCTCTCCAGGCGCTCTTTCGCCAGTGCTTTGACCGTCTGATTGGCCTCACACTGTAAGCATCCCGGGTCACCATCCAGTTCGTTGTAACCGTACCGTATGGTACACACTGGACAGGTAACCTTCATGATTTTCGTCCCGGCGTTCTTACGAATCGGGCTTATGTCACCGTTCGGATTACCCTGGAACTTCGTGTACTTAGGGTCTGTTTTAATACTTGGATTGGCATTCGCCATTTTAATTCTCCTCAGGAGTCCATAAGATAGGCTCCTTGGTTTCAAAGTTATAGTCTTCGACTCGACATATACGAGCCACTCTTGCCATTTGCAAGGCGTACTCCTCAGTGTATCCCTTCTCAATGAAGAGTTTGAGGATGGTGGGCCAGCGCTCATGCTTTGGAGTC